AGGCAAGAGGTAACTCTAATTTTACAACTAATTTAGCTGCTTCAAGTACAACTAACTTAGCAGAGGGTACAAACCTATATTACACTCAAGCAAGATTTGATACTGCTTTTAGCAATAAGAGCACAACTAATTTAGCTGAAGGTTCAAACCTTTACTATACACAAGCAAGATTTAATAGTGCTTTAGCTGCAAAGACAACAACGGATTTAGCAGAAGGCTCAAATTTATACTATACAGATACTCGTGCAAGACTTGCATTGTCATCATCAGCTACTGGTTTAAGTTACGCTAACAATAGCGGTGTATTTAGTTTAACTGCTGGATATGCTATTCCTACTACGGTTAAATTGGGTCAATACGATACAGCTTACAATCGTTCTATCGTATCTGCTGCAGTAAGTGGAACTACTACTAAGACTTTATCACTAACTCAGCAAGATGCAAACGTGGTTTCAGCTACTTGGACTGACTTAGGTATAACAACAATTAACGGAACTGCTAATCAAATATTAGCTACGACTGCTGGTAATACAACAACTATTGCATTTACCAATGACGTTACAATGCCAAACAACTTAGTTGTAAGTGGTAACTTAACTATCAATGGTACTGCAACTTATGTAAACACTCAATCAATATCGGCTAAAGACCCATTGTTTGAGGTTGCAAATGATAACAATACTACAGATGCTGTAGACATAGGATATTATGGAAGATATTACGATACTCCTCAAACTCGTGTAGAGTTTACTGGTTTATTTAGAGATGCTTCTGATGCTGGTAAGTTTAAATTCTTTACTGGCTTAGTAGATGAACCTACTAACGTAGTTAACACTACTGGTGTAGGATATACTATTGGCACTTTAGTTGCCAACTTTGAAGGTAACTTAGCTGGTACTGCAAACGCTGCAAATGCACTTTCTACTGCAAGAACAATAGCTGCAAGTGGTGACGCTGTATGGTCAGTAAGTTTTGATGGTAGTGCAAACGTAACATCTGCTTTAACATTAGCTAATACTGGTGTTACTGCAACAACTTACGGAACTTCTACTGCTGTGCCTACAATCGCTATAGATGGCAAAGGAAGAATTACAAGTGCTTCTAATACAAACATTACTTTCCCAGTTACAACGGTAAACGGATTTGCTGGAACTGTTGTTTTAACAACTACAGATATTGCGGAAGGGACTAATCAATATTTCACTACAGCAAGAGCACAAGCTGCTATTTCTGGAACTGCACCAATAAGTGTTGCTTCTGGAGTAGTTTCTATATCTCAAGCTGGAGGTGCTACAAATGGTTATTTAAGTTCTACTGATTTTAACACATTTAATAATAAATTAAGCACAGCAACTGCTGCAAGTACTTATGTACCTTATACTGGTGCAACTGGTGCGGTTAACTTAGGTGCTTATGATTTAACTGTTCAAACATTAACGATTGGCAAGGGCACTAATGCACTTTCTAATAATACTGCTTTAGGTTATCAAACATTATTAAATATTACAACTGGTAATTTTAATACTGCAGTAGGTTATCAATCTGGTAGAAATAGTACAACTGCTACTTACAATACCTCATTAGGTCAATCTTCATTATTCTCTAACACTACTGGTGGTTTAAATACTGCTATCGGTGTTAACGCATTATTGAATACAACAACTGGTACAAGTAACGTAGCCTTAGGTTTAGATAGTTTTCAACATAATACAAGCGGTTCTTCAAATACTGCCTTAGGATATAATGCTGGTTCTCATATTACAAATGGTTCTACTCCTAATACCACAGCATCAAATGGTGTATTTATAGGTAGAGATTCAAAAGCAAAAGTAGATGCTGGAACAAATGAAATTGTAATAGGTTACAATGCAATAGGTAATGGTAGCAACACAGTTACAATAGGTAACTCTTCAATTACCAATAACTACTTTAATGGTGCAATGACATTAAATGGTGCTTTAAGTGGTACAAGTGCTACGTTTAGTACAGAAGTAACAAGTTCGGGGAGTCAAGGTAGATTTGGAGGTTGGGCAACAGGAGCAGGTTATCAAGGAAATGCTTTAGAGATTGGTGTAACAGGTGGTGTTGCAACATTAACAGGTTATAATAGAACAACAAGTGTTTCTTTACCTGTAGCAATATTTAGTGGTAACCAATCAACTACTATAGATGGTAATACTGTTCTTTTAAAAAATAATGGTACAACTGCATTAACAATAGCCTCAACAGGTGCAGCTACATTTACAAGTGGTGTAACGGCAGCAGAGTTAGGTTCAACTTCTGGAATTTATGTATCAAAAAATGGTTCTAATACACAAGGTAGTGGTGCTTATTTTTTATTGTCTAATGCTGCATCAAGTCAATTATGGTATCAACAATTAAACGCTTCTAATGGTTTAGATTTTTGGTATAATGGTTCAATAAAGATGGCTATTAAAAGTAATGGTACTGTAGGCATCGGAATTACAACAGGAACTTATAATGGTAGGTTTTGTATAGAAGGTGATGGTGCTACTACAAGTAATGTGCATTTAGAAATGTCAACTGATGCAAATAGAAGTTATTTTCAAAGTGCAAATAGAGTATCCGTATCAGCTTCACCATTAACTATCGGTTGCTCATCTCTTACTATTGATTATTTAGCAACTGGAACAGTTTATGCTACTTCTGGTGTATTATCTGTTGTTTCTGATATGAATCTAAAAATAGAAGATGGATATTTAGATTCAGCATTAGATAAGGTATTAAAATTAAAACCTAGATATTTCCTTTGGAAAGAAGAAAGTGGTTTGCCAACTGATTTAAGACAATTAGGATTTTATGCACAAGAGGTTAATGAGGCATTAGGAGAAGAAGCAGCAAATACTCCAAAAGAAAATGAATATTTTGGCATAAATGATAGAGCAATAATTGCATATTTAGCCAAAGCTATTCAAGAACAACAAGCACAAATAGAAGAATTAAGAGCAATGATTGCAGCTAAATAATTTTACCTAAATTTGTAAAAAATAACCAAATATGACAATTACACTATTAGAAGCAGAAATTAAGCAATTAGACGCCTTTTTCCAAGAGATGCCTACAAAGTATGGTTTACCATTGATTCAGTTCTTTGGTAAGCTAAATGAGGCTCAAAATGGCCAACAAACGGATGTTAAAGAAGTAGAGGTAGAAGGATAATGAAAGACTGCGGATATGCCATACGAAAGGCTTATTTCGATAAGATAATAGGTGCTGCATTTGAGCTATCAGTATATGATACTATAGCTCCAGATGGTTCAGAGCCTCCTTTCTTATTGATAAGTAGTCAGACATCAACAGAGACTAGCGACAAAACAAGCTATAACTTTGATGTAAGCATACAGTTTGACATTATCTACAGAACCTTCAAGTCTGGGGAAGTAGGGCAAAAATCGGTTGATGAGTGGGCTAATGCTCTTTTAGAGATTATTGGAACCGCACCAGCCAACTACCCAAATGCAGGTCCCAACTTTAACATAGTCACTAGGAATATGGCATCAAACCAGGCTACTTTTGACTATGTAGAACAAGCGTATATTTTTAGAAGAATCATAGTAGTAAATCACTATGTAACTCAAATAACATAATTAATTAATAGGATTTTAAACATATAAAAAAAACATAATATGGCAACCACAGGGATTTTTAACGGTACTTTACTTGTAGTAAAGTTAGGTGGAGTAGCATTTGCTCACTCTACATCTTGTTCATTAAGCGTAAGCACAGACTTACCAGACGCTTCTACAAAAGATAGCGGTGGATGGGCAGCTCAAATTCAAGGACAACGTTCTTGGTCAGTATCAACAGATGGTTTAGCAGTTATCGAGGCTTCTGCTGCTTTAATCAACGTAGAAGATTTATTCTCTTCTATCAGCTCAAGAACTGATGTTACTTTGACTTTCTCTACTTTTGTTAGTGGTGACAAGATTTGGACTGGAACTGCACAAGTTGAGTCTTTAGACTTTACTGGTGACATGGAATCTCCAGCTACATTCTCTGCATCATTTACTGGTACTGGAGCATTAGTGATGACTACCAACGCATAAACTAAAAACCAAAATATATGAGAGGACAATTTAACCTATCACTTTCTGATGGTAAGGTAATACCGCTTCGTTTCTGTACATGGTCTCTAAAGAGATTCTGTCAGTTACAAGGTATAGGACCTACTGAAATAGGTACAGCTTTAAGTGGTGAAACTGCTTTAGATGCAATAGTTAACTTAGTTAGGTCTGCTGCTGAATATCCATTCTACAAAGAAGGGAGAACTCCAGACTTCAAAGAGATTGACGTATGCGACTGGATAGATGATATGGGCGGTATTGCAGGAACTCAGTTCCAAGATATTATGGCTGCATTATCTGAAAGCATGAGTAGTGGCATAGAGCAACCTAATTCTACATCAAGCGAAGGCGGTGAAGAAAAAAAAAATTAGAATGGCTTGACATAGAAAGATATACAATGGGGGAGTGTCAAATACTTCCCCATTTGTTTTGGGATATGACCATGGCCGAACTAGACTTTATTTGGTACGGTTATAGGCATAAAGAAGAACAAGCCTGGGTTAGAACAAGATGGCAAACTACTTTGCTTATTAATATCCAACTACCTAAAGGCAAGAAGGTTAAACCTACTGAATTAATTGAGTTGGATTGTGATAGAAGGAATATAAAGAAGAAAGTAAGAATAATGAGTGACGAAGAGTTACAAGAGGTATTAAAAAAATACGAAAATATTAAACCACAATAAAAATGGCTAACGAAGAAGGTATAAAAATTCCCATTATTGCCGAAGATAGGTTTACTGAGACCATTAAAAAGATTGATGCTTATACTAAGATATTTGGTGAAACAGCTAGTAATACAGAAAAGAAATTAGCTGCTCTTGAAAAAGAGATGGTTAGATTGGTAGCTAATGGTATGGACCCAGCTAATCAGAAGATAGTTGAAATGAAGGCTAATTATGATAAGCTAAATCAATCTCTTAATAATGGTAATGGTTCTTTAAAAGATGCTAATAAAAGGTGGATGTCACTTTCTTTAGTTGTACAAGATTTACCTTATGGATTTAGGGGTATTCAGAATAACCTACCTGCATTATTTGGTTCATTAGCAACAGGTGCTGGTGCTGGTTATTTTGCATTTTCTGCTTTAGTTGCTGCTGTTACATTTTTTGACCAAAGTTTACAGAAAACAAATACAACTGCTAAGGAGTTATTTGAGACATTTAATACTCTAAAAACAGAAACTTTAGCTATAGGTAGCATATTTTCTGCTGTTAGAGCAGGAACATTATCTGCAGCCGATGCTACAAAGATATTTAACGATAAGTTAGGTGATTTATATGGTACGGCTAAAAGCGTGTATGAAGCTGAACAGCTTTATATTAAAAAAACAGAAGGATATATAAAGGCTCAATATTTTAGAGCAAAGGCTGATATAGAATATGAGAAGGCTAAAGAAGCATTAGCTAAAAAAGATGTTGCTTATGCTGAGGACCAGATTGGAATACTTGGGAAATTAGCGATGGCTACTGCTGCCTTTTTCAAAGGGGGTGCATTTCAAGGAGTTGGTGGTTTATATAGTACATCAACAGTACTTGCTAAAGACTTCTCTGATTTACAAATAGAATTAGCTGGATATGTAACAGACTCTGAAGAGGCACAATTTCAAAAAAGACTTGCACTTGGAGAAAGATATATGTCTCAAGCATATAAAATTGAGCAAGAATATGGCATTAAGTCTAATGGCGTTAAAGATAAAACCGATAAGGCTGCATTGGCTGCTTTAGGTAAATCAATAGAACAACAACAAAGAGTAAATGAGCAAGTAATACAAAATTTAATAGATGCTAAGAAGCAAGAAGTTAAATTATATGAAGATGATGCTTATGCAAAATATGAGGCAAGTAGACAACTAATTGAACTTGAGAAAAAATTAGCATTAGAAAAATTAAATAATGCTGGATATACAGCAAAGCAAGTAGCTGCATTAGAATTAGGTATTTATAAAGAAAGAGATAATAAAATTGTATTATTAGGAGAAGCACTACAAGAACAAGTACTTGCACAAGATGCAAAGGTTAGGAAAGAAAAAAAGAGAAGAGATGAAGAGGATTATAAAAATCAAGAGAAGTTTGGCAAAGGTCAAATTGATTTAATTGATTCACAATTAAAAGTTCAGCTAAGATTAAATAAAGACAATGTAATTGGACAACAAGAGGTCATAAAGCAATCTATGGCAAAAGTTGGTGCATTAATGGCTTCATCTTTTGGTACTGGTATGTTACCTAGTTATCTTAAGTTCTATGATGAATTAAATGCTAGGTTAGAAGGATTAGACCAAAAAGCACTTAGAGGTGCAGAAGCAATGAAAAAGGTTAATAATATCATTTCTGATACTGCTACTAATGCTATTGTTCAATTTGGAGAAAATTTAGGGAAGGCTTTAGGTGGAGAAAAAGTTGATTTGTTTGGAGGTTTTATAGAATTATTATCATCTGGATTACAAGAAATTGGTAAGGCTTTAATTGCTTATGGTGTCGCTATGGATGCTTTTAAAAAAGCATTTACTAATCCTTTTGCAGCTATTGCTGCTGGTATTGCATTGGTTGCTGCAGGAGCATTATTAAAATCTAAAATAAATAAGACTAGCGGTGGGAGTAGTGGTGGTCAAACTCGTAATATTCCAGCATTTGCAAATGGTGGTATTATTTCTGGTCCTACAATGGGATTGATGGGAGAATATCCAGGTGCTAGGTCTAACCCAGAGGTAGTTGCTCCGTTAGACAAATTAAAAGATATGCTAGGTGGTGCACAAGGAGGTACTTTCTTATTAAGAGGACAAGACTTACTTTTGTCGGTAAATAGAGCACAGAAGGCATCAAATATTAAAGGACAAACAATTAGTTTAGCATAATGGCATACGTATTAAAGTATAATCTACAGCAATCACTAAGAGACGAAAGTAAATTATTCATAAATATTTATGAGGATGGAGGCACTGGTACAGTATATTCATATACTCCTACTTCTATTACTATAACTCCAAACTCTAATAGTGATGAACCAGAACCAGGTATTATATCTTCTCAATTAAACTTTTCGTTTCTTATTTCAACTCAAGATGATTTTAATAATTTTCCATCTTTACTTAGTTTTAACGATAGAAAATATTATGTAGAATTAACTAGAACCCCATTAAATGGCTCAGAATCTGTTGTATGGAGAGGATTTATGTTTAACGACTATGTAAATGTTCCGTTTAGTACTGGTAATATCCAAGTTGATATTACTTGTATAGATGCTTTATCATTTATGAAAAATAGTTATTTTTCCTATTCGGCTGATTCAAATCAATTACTAAATTTATATAATGTAATAGCTCTAGGATTAAATTCAATAGGATTTGCTAATTCGCCAAGTTTATACCAATGTTGTTCTTACTTTGGTTCTTCTATGGCTAATAGAAATGCATCTGCTGCTAATGAACCATTTTCTCAAACATATATTTATATAAGAGATTTACAAGAACAAAGTTATTATGATTTAATAGAACAAATAGTTAAATCTTTTGGATGTAGATTATTTCAACAAAATGGAGATTGGTGGATTATGTCAGCTAATGAAATGGCTGCAGCAACAATTTACTTTACAAAATATAATTTAAGTACTGGAACATCTACTGGCGGAACATTAAGTAATGGGATAACAGTATCTCCATATAATGGTTCTAATATTCACTTTATAAATAACTCTCAAAACAAGATAACAAGAAAAGGTTATCCAGTTATAAAAGTCAATGCACCAGTTAAATTCTCAAGTGAGTATATAGCAAATGGTAGATTTAAAATAACTACTGGTAGTGCTATTGATAATTGGAGTAAGACAGAAAGCGGAACTGCTACTATTACATTAATAGCTCAAGATGGCCCATACAATATAGTTAGATTTGTTGTAGGTGCTGGTGGCGGAAATTCAACAACTTTTACATATGCTAGTCCTGGTACTTTGCCTTATTTTACTATTCCAGGATTTACTTTTGCTTTTGATACAGCTATTAGTGCTGGTTCTAATATGTCAATAAGGATTTATGTAGAAAATACTATTGGACAAAAATTCTATGCTAATTCAAGTGGTGTTTGGGGTGCACCTGGTGTAGTTACCACGTTTAATGTTAATTATACTGCTGCTGAGAATGTATTTCAAACTATTACTTATAATCTTGAATTAGGTGCTTTTAACATTGGTGGTACAAATTATAATGTAGAAGGTTATTTTAGAGTAGAATTTGAATGTACTACTGCAGGAACTATATATTTAAGATACCCTCATGCAAGTCAATCTGGAAATGCATTACCAAGTTCTTTAGTAGCAACAAGATATGTAACTACAACAAATTCTTTAACTAAGGATTTTGAATCTTCTTTAGGTATTTATAAGTCTGATATTCCTTATTGTTACGGTGCTTTATTTTATTCAAATGCAGCTCCTATCACATTATGGTATAGATATTCTCATTTAGCGACATCATATGCTTCATTGCCAATACTATTAGCAAGAGAGTTATCTAATCTATTTAATAGGAATTATGCTACATTAGAAGCTGATTTAGGACAAACAGTAGTATCAAATAATGTTATTTACTTAAATAATACATATACTATTACAGATAGTGCTACAAATGCACTAAGTTATAATGGTAAAAAGTTTATAGCTAATAGGAATGATGTTAATTTTTACATAAATCAAGAAAACAATTTACAATTATTAGAAATAACAGATACAGATAATTCATCTACTGAATCTATTACCTGGTTATTAAATAGTTAAAAAGAACAATATGGCAATCTTAGGAACAAATGTTATTTTATATTATTGGAATGGTTCATCGGCTGTAGCATTTTCATCATCTACAAACTGTTCTCTTCAAAGTAGTATGGAGCTTACGCCAGTATCTTCTATATCTTCTGCATGGGCTGTTGATTTTAAACCAGATTTAACATCTTGGACAGTTGATTGTGATGGGTTATTAGCTTTTGATGGATTTGACTTTGAGGATTTCCTTAATTTACAATATAATAGAACTCAGATTACTATAAAGTTTACTGTAAATACTTCACCAGCATATACAATTACTGGTTTAGCAAATATTCAAAGTATCTCTTATAGTGGTGATGTAAATGGAGTAGCAACTTATTCGGTATCATTTCAAGGATGTAAAAGATATACAATAGCTTAAAAAAACAACTATGGCAATTCTAGGTAGCGATTTAGCATTATATTACAGAGCAGGTTCAAATAACTATGTTCCTTTTGCTGCTTCTACAAGTTGCTCTATGAGTACAAATACTGCTCAAGTTGAAGTAACTAATTATAGTTCTGACTGGTTTAGGGAGTATAAAATGGATGTACTTGATTGGAGTGTTAATATTGATGGGCTAATAACCATAGATACTGTTGATTATAAAGATTTATTAGACTTTCAGCTTAATAGAACAAGGATAGTTGTTAGATTTTCAGCTATAGGCTTAAAACAAAATATGTTCTTTGGAAGAGCATATATTACAAACGTATCATTAAGTGCTCCAGTAGAGGGAGTAGCTACCTATTCAGTTACTGTTACTGGTGCTGGGCCATATACTTTTAATGACCCAACTCTTTGTGGAAGGTATTTAGTTGAATTAACTACTGCTGGTTCTATTGAATGGGTTGATTGTATAACAAATGATTTAAAGACATTAGCAAGTACTGGACCAATAACATTCTATCAATGTGCTCTTATATCTGGTGGATTAGCTCAAATTTTTATAACTAGCGGAACTGGTACAATTACTCCAGTTGGATATTGCTCAGAATAATTATTTATGAAAGATATTAAAGACTATTTACTAATCATTCTTATAGCATTTTTTGCTATATGGGTTTATTTAGAGTTTAACAAGACTTATAAACCAGTTGATTTTAGTGATACAAGCAAGTTTACTAAGATTAAAGAGGTTCACGATACTACGTACAAAACATTGTACGTTAATACGTACAAGAAGGGAAAGGATATACCATTATATATCATTGATTCTGTACAAGTTTCTGTACATGATACTT